CGGTGATGTTGGCCGAGCCGTTGAAGGAGACGCCGTTGATTGTACGGGCCGTCTCCAGCGTGGTTGCCGTCGAGGCATTGCCCGTCAGCGCCGCCGTGATCGTCCCGGCGCTGAAGTTGCCGCTCGCATCGCGGGCCACGACCTTGCTGGCCGTGTTGGCGCTGGTCGCATCGACCGCGAAGGTACGGGCCGCGCTCCCGTCAAAGGTGCCAGCGGCCGTCAGGAAGGTGCCCGCCGTCAGCGCGTTTGCCACCTTGTCGGCGGTCGTCGCCGTCGTGGCGTTCCCGGTGAGGCTCGCGGTGATGGTCCCCGCGCTGAAGTTCCCCGAGGCGTCACGGAGGACAGTCGTGCTGGCGGTATTCGTGCTGGCCTCGACGATCCGAGGGGCCGAGAACTCGACGTAGAGGACGCCGTTATTGAGGTTCGACCGGAGGACGAAGGCACACGGCTGATAGTTGCCTGAGGTCGGCTTGGTCGCCGTCAACCCGCCCGAGGTGTTCGGGTACAGAATGTCGCCGATGCTGAAGCTGTTGGTGGCGACATCTTCGAGGAGACCCGTGTTCGTGATATAGCCCGTCGCACCGTTGGTGATGGTCTCGTTGACGATGCCAAACGCCACATCCGAGGCGCTGGCCACCTTGGCGACCGTTGGCGCGCCAACCCCGGTGTTGAAGCCAGTGACCTTGACCACATCCCCCTTGACCAGATTCTCGCCCGCAATGACATAGATGTCGAGGGTCGAGTTGCTGACCTCGTGCCAGGTCGTCCCGTCATCGTACCAGAGCTTATAGGTCCCGGCATCGGCGGTAATCCACTTGCGCCCCGCCTCGCCGGCCGCCGGGCGGCTGGCCAGCGTCGAGGACTGCACGTGGATGCCCGGATCGTCGTCATGCGCGACGTAGGCAGTGCGGATGGTGTTATCGTTGCCGCGCACCACGTTCGCATCGAGCGCCCCGCCGTTGACGGGAGTGGCGAAGGTGGAGACGGCATGTGAACCGACGGTCGTAGCCATTAGCGGCGTCCTAGAGCAAAGGTTTCAACTTGCATGCGACTGAAGATGGGGAGGGCCGTCCCAGAGTCTGCGATGGCGAGGTCGATGTAGTACCCCGTCCCGCCCATCGGGATGCGGTAGTTGCGGCTCCCCGCGCCACCCCACACCCCACTATCCCACGTCTCACTCAGCGACCAGACGCCCGCTGAACTGGGCGGGAGCTGGAAGGTGCCGAACGCCTCGTCGGTCGTCCACGACACCGAGCAATCCTGCGACCCCTTCAGCTGGGCGGTCAGGTAGCCCCAGCGCAGGGCCTTGGCCATCGCATCGTCCCCGCAGTAGAGGCGGTGCATCTGCGCCTGCATCAGATACGACTCTCCGCCCGTCCCGTTGGGTTGGACGTTATCTAACGCATCGGCCGGTGCATCACAGAGCGAGACGAACCCACCCTCGTCTCCGCGCAAGACGACCGGGAGGCCGTTGTTGTCGATGACCTCAAAGAGCGCGGTGGTGCCGGGGCTGACGTAAGCCGTATTCCACGGCCCCGACCAAGCGTTCAGCACCAGATGGTACTGATAGCATCCGACGGTCGGGATCGAGATCCACAGCTCCTTGGTGGCGCGGTTGACCACGCACCGGATGTTGTCGAACACCGCGGAGGTTAGTTCCCGAATGATGGGCAGGAGCGGGTCCGGTGTCTGGGCCGTCCCGACCGGCGCCACCTCCATCTCATTACAACGGTAGAGCCCGCGCTCAGAGATGAAGTAGGCGACGTTATTCGAGGCCACGATGCTCTTGGCCGCGATGGTGCCGACATCCGCGGTGATGGCCGCCGGCTGGACGGTGATGTCGTCCTGCCCGTAGCCCGTGAGGCGGGAGATACCGCGCCGGTGGAAGATGAGCAGGCTGGTGTTAATCGAGGCCAGCCCGACCACCGCCTCATCGCCGAAGGTGCGGACGACGATCTGGCCGCCACCACCCGTGCCATAGCCCAGCGTATCCCCGTTATTCAGCGCCGAGTAGAAGATGCTGTCCGGGAACGAGCTGTTGCCCGCGCCCCACAGCCGCTCGTTGTGGACCTGAATGATGGAGGTACTGACCGTGTTGGCGAGGTCGACACTCAGCGCCGATCCGGTCCACTTATTGAGTGCCCCACCATCGGAGATATACACCACATCGGCGCCGGTCCCGTCCCGGAACTGGGCGAAGGTCGGCGCAACAGCCGCAGACAGGGCGCCGGTTCGCTGTGTCCAGGTCCACGGGAAGGTGCCAGAGTAGGTCGTCGTGAAGAGGCTCCCGTCGCAGACCGCGAGGATTTCCTCCGTCCCGTTGTCCTTGCTCCAGTTGTAGCCATTCAGCACATCGTCGCCGACCGATAGCTCGGCCGCCGTCCGCCGCGTCCCGCCCCGCTTGGTGATGGCCCCGTAGTCCGTCAGCCGTGCGTTAATGGTCTGGCGGAGCTGGTTCGGCTGCAACGAGATGTCGTCCGAGATGGCGTTCAGGCCACCATCCATCTGGGGCTGCTGATCACCCAGCCGTTCGCGGGCCATCAGCCGCCACTCCAGTCATACTTCTGGTCTGGGTAGGCCATCATCGTCGGGTTGATGGTGTACCGGCGCAGGTCGTCGAGCATGGCCTGCCGATTCATCGCAGCCTGACGCCGCAAAACCTCGGCCGCCGTAGACTCAGCGCCACCCTTGTTCAGGAGCATCGACCCCGCCTCGTTGGCGATGATGACTTCACCGCCGTCCGGAAAGTCGATGACCGAGGTATCGTCCAGCAACTGGCTGAACGGGGTCGGCTTGTAGTTGACGTAGACGTAGAGTGTGAGTCCGGACTGGACCGGTAGGATCTGCAAGCGCTGGCCGGCCGTGTAGTAGAGGCGCGGGTAGGTCGGCAGATAGTTGGTCGTCGTCGCCAGCGGCACGTCCTGGAACCGGGTCTGCGTGTACAGCACGTTCCCGTCCGAGATGGACAGGACCCGGTAGAAGTTCTCCTGCGCGTCGCCACCGCCGTTATTCAGCGACGTGAAGGGGATCTGCCCGTCCGTGTTGGTCGTGACGGTGCGCTTGGCGAACGTGTAGTAAGGCTGGGCGTTCAGGATATTCGACCACTCATCCCCATAGACACTATTCAGGACGGTCGTGATCGTCGCATCCGACCACCGATCCGAGGCGACGGCGTCCATCGTCTCGCGGGTCAGCGCAATCAGTTCGGCTTTGGTGACGGCCACGGTCGGTCGGGGTTGGGGTTAGCTCAGGTACTTGGGCCGGCCCCGCTTCTTCGGGGCAATCGGCTGCTCCAAGGCTTCGGTCAGCGCCTCCTCGATGGCGGCGGCAACAGGCGCCTCAGCGTTATACTCTTGGACGTGGTCGGCCATCCGGCGGACCTCATCCTTGGGATACTGCCGGAACGTGCGCTCCAGATAGGACGGCGCGGCATCCGGGGGGCAATCCACCGGCAGATAGCCGATGATGTCGTATGCGCTCGCGGGGTCCGTCTCACCCTGCTGGACCCGCTCCCAGCGCCGATCCTCTGGCTGCCAGGCCATGCAAATCGCCCAATGCTCCCCGGTGTGGCTGAGGAACTTGAGATGCAATCCGGCATGGAGCGCCCGAAGCCGCGCCACAATATGCGTGGGCGGCTCGGGCTGGCCGGCGCTATTGAGTAGCACCGGCACCGGTTACTCCGCGACCAAAAGTTCGGCGGTCACGAAGAGGTCGGTCGGCTGGCCGGTCACCGTGCTGGCGGCGGTCACCTTCAACTCCAACGTGTCCCCGACATCGAGCGTCCGCTGCGCCTGTGTAAGCGAGCTGAGGAGGTCGATGGCATATCCCTCACGCGCCACCTGCGTAGCGGTAAGGAGGTCGACGGCGTCGGTCAACACCACCGCGGCGTTGGCTGACGCATCGTACTTCTGAACGACCGCGGTAACGGCACCGCCCGAGGTCGCCAACACTGCCTGACTGACGATGAACTTCGAGAGATACGCCTTCTGCGGATACCCGCCGAAGGAAAAGACCGTATCCCCGCTGTTCCCGATGGTGCCGTCCAGGCGCCCGACGAGCGCGACCGGCATGGTGCCGGAGCGGTTCGCCTTGGGGCCGAAGAACGGAAAAACAAAGGCCATGAGAATCTCCGAAAGGGCAAGGGGATGGGGAGCGCCACCCTATGTGACGCCCCCCGAACCCGATTACGCGACGTGCGTGTAACGCGCCGTGTCGGTGTACCCCGTGATCGAGCCATGCGCGTTACGCGCCAGGCAGGCGAGGTTCCCGTACCAGCCGTAGGTCGTCTCGAAGGCATCGCGCCCCGAGAGCCAACGCCACGGGCCAGCGCCCTCGAACTCGACGAAGCCCCAATCCTTCGCATCCACCCACGCGAGCGAGGGGATGTGGAGGAGGTAGATGGTCCCGGCCGGGACGTAGTAGTCCTGGACGAGCGGGATGCCACAGACCTCAAGCGCCTTGTAGCCGCCCTTGATCGTGGTGGCGAACTCGCCGGCGGTGAACCGGCGCTGCCCAACCATCGACTCCATGAGCTTCTTGGCGAGCCCCGGAGTGGTCATGAGGAGGAAGTCCTTCGGACGCACCATCGCGTCCTTGCCAGAGCGGCCCGCGATCTTCTGGATGAGATCCCAGATGTCCGACTCGGTCGGCTGGTTCGCATCCGGCGTATCGGTGCCGGCCACCATCCGGGTCGCGTCCCAAATGTTGTAAGACGAGGCCGAGATGTTGTGCAGCGAGGCATACGACCCGCCGCGGTTGGTGATGTTGATGAGCCCGTTCATCGCGCTGTTGAACGAGGTGTCAGAGGCAGTCGCCTTGACGATCTTGTCCGTCGACGCCATGCCGCTGATCGCGGTTCCGAGGGTCAGCGTCGCGTTGTCGCCGCTGTTGGTGATCGCCGTGATGGCCGAGCGCCCGAGGACCGCGTTCGACGACGAGGTATCAAGGACCGCGATGTAGTCGCCGACCGAGAGGAGGAGCGACCCCTGCCCAGCGCCAGAGACGCCGTAGGGGGACGACACGATGATCTCGGTGGTGCTGTTCACGGTGCCGATAAGGGCGACGACACCGTCCGCCTTATTGTGGAGCGCCTGCTGCATGAGCAGGGTGGACGCCTCCTTGATCTCCTCCATCGTCTTCTTGGCGATGGTGGTGAAAGCGGCATCCTTGGACTGCGTGCCAACGAAGGCGAGGCCGTCGATCTGGCGGGTCGTGTAGGCACGAACCACCCCGACGTTCGCCTGGACTTCCTGCGCCGTGGTGTCAGGCGGGAAGTAGCCAGCGGACGAGAACGTCGCGCCAGAGGGACGTCCGGTCACGACGTCGAAGAACACGTTGTTGCCACCCCAGCGCATGTTGCGGGGGCCGCCAGCGCGACCCTTCTCGAGCTGGGCGAGGAGCGGAGTGACGAGGTTCTGCACCTTCTCGCGGAACTGCGAGTAGACGTTCTTCAGAAGCCCAGTCAGCTCCGCATCGGTGATAACGGTAGGAGCAGGCATTTCGGTTTACTCTGTGTGTGTGTTAACGGAT